AGGATTCAAGATCTAATGAAACCTCCTGGCCCTCCTATCATGATGAAAGAAGTCCGTTGTGTCAAGTGGGACACAAGCACATTTGTTGATGCTACTTCTTAGCACCCTTATTAGCAATAGCGTCAGCACCAAAGAATGCTGATACCAACACTGCAATAGATGCAAAGTATGTTGGAGCAATGTCAGCAATCAGAGTTGCAGCTTTGTCTAGGCCAAAAGCCGAGGTGAAGAAAATACCAATTGGGTATAGTAGAAGACCGAACAACGAGAACCAAGCCATTTTACGAATGGCATCTCTTTGAGCGTCTTTGTCTTCTAGAGCCTTGCGTCTAAACTCAAGCTCCATTTGGTATTCTTCTTTGGAGATGTGACCATCACCATTAGCATCCATGCCAGCTACAGCATCTTCATCAATCGTTACTTGTTTCTTTTGTGTTGCCATATTATCTCCCTTGAATTATAATTATAGATATTGGTAACAACTTTATTTATAGGATAGACCATGGCCAGCTCTTATGACATCCCTGCTTCGATGGCTGAAGCCAATAAATGGCTGAAGTCAATGTTAGGATCTGACAGCTTCGTGAAACAATGGTGGAACAGTCCAAATATTCAGTTTGGTGGTAGTACACCTCTAGAAGTATGGGCGTTACCTGGTGGCGATGCTCGAGTAATGAAATACATCATTTATCATACGAGTTATAACATTTGATATGGATGTAAGTAAAGAAGATGCAGATAAGAGATATGCTCTTGCATATCCAATGGAGGTAGGTGCACCCGCTTTCGCACCTATAGATGTTAAGCATGAGAAAGATGTAATCCACAATGCTGGTAAGCTCCATGCAAAGGAGCAATACGACAGAATCATGGAGCAGGTCGCTGTTCTGAAGAAACAAGCGGACTCGTTGATGAATCGGATGGCGGTATCCGAAGTGATGCACAAATGCATGTTCTCTTTCAAACCAGTACATGGTAAAATCTATTTTGTGTATTATGATGAATTCAAAGAAGAATACATTCTATCTTTGAATGACCCCAAATGGAATAATGCTTGGCCTGACTACATCAAACATAAGATGACAGTTCGTTTATTAGGTGATTCAACGTGGGAAGAGGTAATTGAGTATGAGTAATAAATCTTTTTATGTAATTCGAACAAATAGTATGTTTACCCATACGTATGTCGTTCCTACAAATGCAATTGAAGGAAATGAATTACAACATTATATTGATGAAGGCAGATTAAAAGAATTCTCTCAGAATCATAATGGTGAAGAAATTGTTCGTGTTGAGGAAATGAAATTAGATAATGTATTAGAATTATTTGATAAAGAAAATGATTATTTAATTAATTGGTCACAAGATCAAAAAGTAATGTTTATTAATAATTGGGAAGAAAATACAGAAAACAATTATAATAATATTAATTTAGATCTTGGAGGTGGAATACCATTTAATGGAATTTCATATGAAGATTTAGATCAAACAATTTCCGTTGATTTATCTGATTCATCTAACATGGATTATTTTGTAGATGAAAATCAATTATCCTTAGATTTATCCGAATTCAACAATAAGTAAATATCCGGATGCATGGATATACCCCCGGGCAGGATTCCCCGGGCGGGAATAATACCCATACATTTTTGTAGGGTACTTGTTGACGTGATGTCGACATCCCGCGATAATAGACTCTAACGCTAACGCAAACAGGAGTCTGAAATGGAATTCACACGCGAATACAACGATTATCTCAGCCGCAAGTTGAAGCACTACAACCTGTGGCTGATGGATGTTGCACGTCCTTTGGACTCAAAGTACCCAGGTTTTCCTGAGGACGCTGAGTGGGACGAGAAAACGAAGACTCGCACCGCCCCTGCGAAAAAAGTCGCAGCGAAGACTCCCCGGGCGAAAACTCCCCGGGCAGTAGTGAAACGTAGCTCAAAAGCCCCCACGAAGCAGCAGCGTGCAAACGTGATAGTGGAGACTTTTTACGCGACAGTGCCAAAAGACGAGTTGATTACCAAACTCTCGATCGAACTACCAATGACCCGGGCAGGGGCTACTACGTACTACTACAACGCGCTGCGTGCTCTGCCAGTGTAAGTAGCACGGAATAACCAGACCAAAAAGTCAGGTTATTCTGTTGACGTGAACCCGAATCCCGAAGATAATTAATTCAACACAAACGCAAACAGGAGTTTATCATGACAGAATTCGAAACCAAAGCCTACGGTATGTCAGAGCAAGATATCCGTGAGCAGTACATGAAATCAACCACTGCTGAATTTTCTGGCCTTGAGATGGTTGTTGCTAGCATTCTGTCTGATTGTCAGGAGCTGATTGCTATGAGCGATGCGAATGCCGACGCTGTTCGTAAGCAGATGAACGTTGCAAAATTCATTTTGTTTGAGATGGCCAATGCAAAGGAGAATGCATAATGTGGTACAAACTCGCAGTGAGGTTTGAAGATGATAAGTGGTATAAGATTGAGGCATTTGCCCCTGATTATAGCACGGCAAAGATCTTTGCTGAGACCAAGGCCTCATGCGAGGGCCATACGGCTACGGAAGTGAAGGTTCTTGATAAGACGATTTATCGTTGGAAATGGAAGTAAATAATGAAAAACCTTGCGAGTGAGATTATGCGGTTGTCGAAGACCGAAATGAACACCCTGGCGGAAGCGCTGGCTACGTTTGACACCGCCAAGGCTGAAAGTCTTGAGCACCTGTTAGGCATTTACTGCCGAGAGGAGCGTGAGCAGGATGCTGAGCGTTGGACGAAATTTGGTACTGGAAGGTTGTAATCATGGCTAAGAAGAGACTATCACGACAAGAGCAGTTAGATGCTATCTACATGGAACTAGTTAATCTCCATGAGCAGCAGGGCTGCTTTGATGATGAGACGAACCTTAAGATCGAGCAGAAGATACTTGACCTTAATGTTGACCGTTTGATCCTTGAGAAGGATAATAACTTTAACAAGATGTTATTGGAGAGTGCAGATGTCTAGGATGGGTGAAATTCATTTGTGTGTCAGCGAGATGCTTGCTGATGGTATGGAAGATCAAGAGATCGCAAGAATCATTGCAATCGACTTTGATGTTGATCGGGACTTTGCATTGAACCTCGTCGAGGAAATCTATGACGAGATAGCTCAGTCTGAAGATCAATCGGACCTTTCTAGTCCTTATTACGGAGCGTAACATGGCTGTACTGAAGACACAAAGCTCGAGCAAGGCTCGTTTACAGAATGATACTCTCGGTGAGGATGCGCTGAAGCGTTTGTATGCAATGTACGAATCGAGTATTGATCTTGGCCAGTTCAAGATTATTTGTGAGGACTTTGTACAGAATGGTGGCGGCAAGCAGAAGCGGAAGGACGAGATCATCTCAGGTATCCGTGTAGCGACATCGAAGCAGGCTGCTCTGAAGAAAGCGCAGGACTTTATCCTTGCTGGTATGGGACTAGGCGTATGAGGTTGATTCTTGGTCTAGTATTCGTTATAATGCTTATGTATGATGACGCAGTGTTGTTCAAAGCATTGCATGGTTATTTGTTGAAAGTATTCTCATGAAGATCAAGGCAAAGAAGAAACCTGGCTGGCAGCAACGCGAGCGTGAGTACAATGAGTGGCTCCGTTCTATAGGGGCTGATATTAAACCCAAGAAAGCTGATAAGTGGAAGTACGAGGTACTGAAGTCTACTCCTGGACCATATATAAGAGATGTACCACAACATCCTAGCAGGAGTACTCCTAATGCGGCCGTCTGCTCTAAACCAGAACGTAAACAATACTCAGGTGATTATATCGTTGGGATTGCTACCATGCACAAGTCTAATCTTGTTGCCGTTGGTGCTGGCGATGCCCCTGCTGACTATTCAACGATGCGGAGAAACTAAGAAATGGTTAAGATGACTCGTGATGAAATGATTGAGATCCTGCGCAAGCAATGGGTCAGTGTTTACTTTACCAAGGTCAATGGTGAAGAGCGTTTTATGTCTGCTACGTTATGTGAAAGCATGATTCCTGAAGACAAGCGTCCAAAGGTTGGTAAAGAATATAACGACTCTGTTATCAGAGCGTTTGATACTCAGCTGCAAGAGTGGAGATCATTTCGGGTTGAGAACGTGACTAAATTTCTACCCTAAATAACATTATATTGTTTTTAGGAGTACGTATGTCGTTTGAACTAGACCCCTTAACATTCACAGTATTGTTTGGAGGTATATTCCTCGGTTGTGGTTACCTTCTCGGTAAGTGGAAAGGTGAAGGCAATAAACAAGATACTATGGAATCTACTATTGACTTTCTAATCCAAGAAGGATTTGTCAAAGCAGAGGAGATGGAAGATGGTTCGATTAACCTGATTCCTTTCCCTCCTGAACCGAAGCGCGTGTCGCGGGCCCGCCGCTCTCGCTCATGAAGTTAACCCCATCACAGAAAGCAGCCAACACCCGCCGTCAGAAAATTGAGGCGATGGCTGCTGCTATGGGATTGCAGGATGACCTCAAAAGGAAGACTCGTAAGCCACGTAAGCCAATGTCTGCTGAGCAGAAGGCGGCTGCAGCTGAACGTCTGAAGAAGGCACGAGAGGCGAAAGGTCCTACATCAAGTTCATATCCAGAACATATTGCTAACCTACCTGATGATGCTCCTCTTAGTGTTGCTAATGTCCGTCAATGGATACGGAGCTGCAAGCAAGAGTTGGAGATGATGAAGGGTTGGGATAAGAGTAGTGACGCGAAAGAGCGTTCAGCTTACTTGGATGTGGAAACCTATATATCGAACATGGAAGCATACTTGAGGTATGGTGACTGGTTCGACTTCCGCTATGGTGAGAAGCGAGAGAGTATTATGGTCCGCAGATGTCTAGCAAAGGCATATGATAAAGATGGAAACGTCAAGCGGAATGTTGGAACATTTTATGATGACCTTGGTCTAGTATGGACTAAAGAAATGGATGCACGTGACAGAGAAACAAGAAACTGAATTCTTAAATAAACAGAAATTTACACAACTAGTTGAAGACAGCGTTCGTATAAATAAATCATCCTATATGGATGCTGTTATAGAATTGTGCGAACAGCACAACCTTGAGTTAGAGGAAGTAAAGAAATTTATTTCACCTATCATCAAGGACAAGATCGAGGCGGAGGCGCGAAAGCTAAACTTCCTTCCTCGACAAAACGAGTTGCCACTCGATTGAGTAGCAGCTATAATATACATTAAACATACATTAAACATACGGAGAAATATATGTCTTTTGCAAATCTAAAACGTAAGTCGACCGACATTTCTAAGCTGGTCGAAGCAGCAAATGGTAGCGGCGCTACTAATAAACAAAACCCCGGTAAGGATGAACGATTCTGGCAACCTACTGTTGACAAGGCAGGTAATGGTTATGCTGTGTTGCGTTTCCTTCCTGGTGATGCTGATGCTGCTACCCCATGGGTCCGTTATTGGGATCATGGGTTCAAAGGCCCGACTGGTCAATGGTACATTGAGAAATCGTTAAGCTCGATTGGCCAACCAGATCCTGTTGGCGAGGCAAACGCGCTTCTATGGAACTCTGGGATTGAATCGAACAAGGCTATTGTTCGTGAGCGTAAGCGTAACCTACGTTATGTAGCGAACGTGCTGATTGTCTCTGATCCTTCGAATCCTGAGAATGAAGGTCAGGTTAAGTTGTTCCGCTTCGGTAAGAAAATCTTTGACAAGATCATGGATGTAATGCAGCCTCAGTTTCCTGATGAGAAACCCATGAGCCCATTTAGCATGTGGGAAGGTGCTGACTTCGTTCTGAAGATTCGTAACGTCGAAGGGTATCGTAACTACGACAAGTCTGAGTTCAAGTCAGTGTCAGCGATTAGCGATGATGAAGCCAAGTTGGAAGAGTTGTATAACAAACAACATGACTTGTCAGAGTGGACCGATCCTAAGAACTACAAGTCGTATGATGAGCTAAAGGCTCGTCTTGCAGCTGTGTTGGGTGAGTCTGCTCCGCGGACTGCTAAGCAAGAAGTTGCTTTGGATGAGGTTGCACCTGCACCAGCTCCGAAGTCGACTCCAGCGACAGCTGAGAGTGTTGATGACGATGATACGTTGTCGTACTTTGCTAAGCTAGCAGCGGACGATTAATACTGCTGATAAGAGTCGTTTCTATCACGGGTGGCGGGCATACCGCCACTTATCATATTGGTAGTATTCTGACTTACATTGCTGGTAGTATTACCACCTGTGCTTATAACAGTCGGAGGAGCTTGTCTAGCGGCAGCTGCCTCCGTTCTTCTTCTCTGCTCTGTTAGTACAGATCCAATACCATTCTGCATACCTGTTACAGGTCTGGTACTTGAAGAAACAGGACCAATCCCATTTTGGACACGAGGTTGTGTTGACAACACAGGACCAACACCATCAGAAACACCAGAAGAAGATGAGACGGCCGGTGGTCGGTCGACATTATTTGATCCGCTTTTCGGCTCTATCTGATAAGGCGAACTTGCTTCAGCAGCAGTCTCCTGCCTCATATCAAACTTCAGGCTACGGATTGAATTACCAACTGAATCAGGGACAAGTGGTAGAGCAGATACAGCTGTTGCAATTGCCTCTAGCAGTCCATTGACAACACTCTTAAATAAATTGAACACGCCACCTATTGCTTTGGTAATTATATCTTCGAAGCTAAAGCTATCGAGCATCCGTTCAGCATTACTGAATCCCATCTTGCCGATGATCCAAGATACAGCGCTCTTCAATAGATCGAGTGGGATACCAACAATTGAATTCAACAATCCAGTAATCGCTCCTTGAATTCCACCAAGGAAACCATCTTCCTCAAAACCTGTGATTGCTCCTTTGACCGTATCATATGCTGTCATGATTAACGTAAGAGGAAAGAACAATCTACCAAGCGTTTGTCCTAGACCACCAAGGATCTTCATTAGTGCACCACCCTCACTAAAGATTGCAAACGAGCCCTTGACAGCATTAAATGCAGTAGTGAAAGGTTTAATTAGGTCAGCCATGAATGTACCAACTACCTGGAATGGCCTAGCAACTGAGGTGAAGATTTTACTAATTGCTCCTTCACCGACAGTGAATAATGACCTGAATGGCTTTGCTACATTATCAATGAACCCTTCGAACGGGAACATGAATGGTCTAGCAATTGCTTTAAACAGCTGAGCAATCTTACCTTCAGCTGAAAATATATTTGTTATTGGTTTGATACCATTGTCGACAACACGAAGAGCATCATCAGCAAACATTGCCCAGCGAAGTCGGACATTTAAAAACAACTTACCGACAGCGCCATTCGGTTTGAATACATCTGTGATGGGTTGAAATAGTTTACCAATCCCTCTCATCGCATCATCGACGTACATCAACCATCTGGCTTTGAAATCAGTAAACAGTTTTCCTATTGCACCTGTACTGGTAAACAATCCTTTGATACCAGCAAATGCTTTATCTAATCTCGTTAGGCTAAATAATGCCTTTACAGAGTCCATGATGCCTGAAAAGAAACCTGCTACTGCAGCTGCAATACCAGCCATCAGCATAGCTATGTTACTACCACCTTGTTGGGAAGTGGTACCACCAGCAGCTGTAGGTGTATCACCACCTCTCCTTGACTCTCTCATTGCTTCGAGTTGATCTAAACGCGAACGATCGATACTCTTGATAAAAGTCTCAAGATGAGAGTTGGTCTTTTCGACCATTTTGTTGTTAGTCTTTAATTGATCAACAACGTCATTGAGTGTTACACTAGCCATACTTTTGCTTCTCTGCTTTTATACGTTCTTCTTCTTCTTTTAGATGCTCGATAAGCATGTTAAGATAAACTTCTTTCTCCCAGGGTATCATATCGTCTATCTCAGTCAAACTATATTTATGGTGTTGCATCAGCTGAAACTTTGTAGAGTAGTGATTCAACAAGCTATCATGAGATAGACACACTAGAAAAAACTCTGCATGCCCTCCAGTGTCAATTCATTATGAGTCTGACAACTTACACAATCAAACTCAACCTTGTGTTTTAGTGTAGGAATTGCTTCCATGTATTCTTTGATCTTATTGAACTGTTCTGTATTCATCGACTCAATAAAATCTTCTACTTCTTTATCACTGTATTCTGATAAGTCAATCCGTTCATCATTCGTGTGGATCGCCATCATTGCAATCCGCAACATTGTAAAGATACTCTTAATATCCATCTCCGTTGGAGCATTGATAACATCTTCTAGTGTTGGCCATTTCATTTCCAGTGTGATACCATCATCGAGTTTAATCATCGACTCGTTTTGCTTGACAGTCATTTTCACTTCATCGATATTGATACCAACTTCGTTATCATGCTCACAATTCTGACATTTGATATTAACTCGAGTAATCTCTCCTACCGACTTCGCTCGAATCTTTGTAAACAAATATTCAATATCAAATGTTGTTAACTTACTTTTATCGATATCATCCTCAATGCAAGCAACGATTGTATCAGCTACAGCGTCTAACATCAGACGTTCATCTTTTGATTCCATTGCTAACATCAGTACCTTTTCCTCTTTGACTAGGAAAGGTCGGAACCGACTCTGCTTGCCCGTTGATGGTATATTGATTCTAAATTTCGGTTCAGTATTCAGTCTAGGTAATGCCATAATTTAATTCACTCCATTAAAATATTCTGGAAGTAACCCCTCCAATAACAGTTGTAAGCAATGTATCGCTCAAAGAAGACGTTACACCATAGTTCTCTGCTGTCCAATCATCGTAGGACAATTGAACGTTGACTTCTACGATACCGCCTGTATCATTGTTCATTTGAATAGCATTCAGAGTAGTACAGAATGCATTCTTCAATGTAACTTCATACAACTTCTTTTCAGGTGTAAAGAAGTCTATGTCAATTTCACCCTGTGCAAGATCAATTGGACCAACCTTTGGTAATCTATTCTGAAGCTCGGATGGTATTTTTGGTAAAGGTAGAGGTTGATTGTAGATTGGTAGACCAATGTTTTTCTTTAATGCTGCAATCTTAACATCTTTGGCATAAACACTCTTGTAGTTTACTTCATATGTCAAAGGATTAACAGCAAGGGCTTGCCACGTTTCAAAATATGTCTTAACACCCCAATCGTTCAACACATGGAATGTCATTGATATGTCATCAACAGCAAAACCATATGGCATCTTGATCGTCTTCATTCCAATCTGACGTTCTTGTGTCATAATCTGGCGTCCAGGCAGCTGGAGGTCTTTACATAAGATGTTTAGTTCCCTGCTTGTCGCACCAGGCAATGAAGGCAATGTAACTAAGAATAGATTGGTCCTAGCCATTCCACCTTTGGCAGCTACAACACCTTTAAAATCTTCTATACTAGCGGCCATATGCTAGTCTCCTCGAGTCTTTGTAAATACGCTCTCCCTTTGCCTTCTTCCACATAGCAGTAGGAAGGAAAGTTGCTATCTCCCATTCTGGAGCAGGAACAAAAGCAAACTGACTTGCAACGTGGGCATCGAGGTAATGTTTGAAGCAGGGCTTAAACCATCTCATACCTGCAACACGATTCAACAAATCGTACTTCAATTTAAATCTCGTTGTTTCGTCATACCTTGTATTGTTTGTAAAGTCCATTAGCTGATCAAGCAGCTTTGCTCTATACACAGGAGGGATGTAATGGAGATTCAATCCATAAAATCCACCTTCAGCAGGACCAACAACAATCACAAGAGGAAATCTATCATAATATGGTAATTGATCCTTTAGTTTAGGATCATAGAAGAACATCATCATAGCACCGACCTTTTCTCTATTCCGACGAATAAGAGGTGCCTCGTTCATTAGTCTTCTTCTGTTAATTTTTCCTAGATCGCTAGCCTTTTCCATAAACCACTTACGTGATTCTTCCGTCCGTGGGTTGATTCCTGCACGGAAAGCTTCCTGTTCTAGTTTCTGAAAAATTTTACTCATACTAATATTTATACTGTTTTTCTAACTCTCAGTGGCTTCAACTTCTTTATTGGTTTGAGAGTCTTAGGAAGATCCTTTGTCATTATACCATATTTCTTTAACGTTTCCTCTGTCCATACCTGAAACTCCCATCCTCGATCTTTAGCATACTCTGTTGCTGCTTTCCATTTGTTTTGATTCTTAACATACGTCATTGCTTCACTGATGTATCGTTTAGAACGATCTGGCTTCTTCGGTACCTGTGTTTCTTTTTCAGGTTTTATCTCTACAAGTATTGTCTTGCCATTGGAAAAAGTAATTTTGAGATCAACGAAGTATCTGTGGTATCGTTTATCTATTTCCCAGTAGTACGGAACAACGATTTCTTCACTTGACCACTTCACTACTTGAGGGTTCTCATCACACCATTTGAACGCATGCCTCTCCCACATCGATCGAAAGATGATGTTTGTGTAGTCGCCTGCATACTTGTTTACATTCTTAGGACTAAACTTGCCAGAGTAAGCCATTGAGATCCCATATAAATAATTGAGTTAAGTTCGATTATTTATTAGGACAATCATGGCCGCATATCAGTTTCCACTTGCTCGTCAAGATCAATACAAAGGACAAATTGTCTTTAGAGCAATTGAAGTACCCCCGATCGACGCGTCGGCAGTCACTCAAGGTTTGCAGCAAGCTCGAGCCGCAGCTGAACAAGCTGTAGAGAATGCTGTAGGCGATGCAAGACCAAGCGCTCAGGACGTTAGTCAATTTAAAGGTGGTACGGAAGGATCTCAAACAAGAAAGCGTACAATACAACAAGGGAACAGTCGCGACTTTGTTACGTTGTATATGCCTCAAGCAATCCAGGTGCGAGACGGCGTCGTTTATGATAATGCCGATTTGGGATTAACAGGTGGTGCTATCGAAAGAGGTATGCAATCTGGCGGCGGAGCGTTATCAGGAGCTTTCAGTGCTATAAAGGCTGATGCTAGTGCATTCATAGATACGTTTATTGGTGGTGGAGGTGGTTCTGTAGCTGCTTTACGTGCATCAAGATTTTTTGGCGATGAGGTACAGGGCGCTGTCAGATCGGCTCTTAGAGTGACGCCCAATCCCAACACACGAGCGTTGTTCAGGTCTGTTCCGTTAAGGGAATTTACTTTTCAATTCAGATTGACTCCTGAATCTCCCAAAGAGTCAGAACAGATCAAGGAAATTATTAAATGGTTCCGTACAGAGTTGTATCCTGAAAATATTAATGTTGAAGGGTTCTCTGTTGGATATAAGTTTCCCAATCCAATTGATATTAAGATCTTGTATGACGGTCAGCTCATTCCTGAAGCTAAGATTTTGCCAGCTTATCTGAGAGACGTCACAGCGTCGTATAACACACAAGGAATGTCATTTTATCAAGGTGGTGATTGGACGTCCGTAGACCTATCATTATCGTTTATGGAAACGATTCCATTTGGTAAAAAGGATATTGCATAAATGAGTTACTTTGCAGATTTTCCCCTAGCGTATTATAAGTTTGGAGATAATGAACCTCCAGTAATATTCCAAAACCTAACTACGTACTTGGATCTTATCGATCAAATAAAAGATGATGCGTCAATATATGAGACGTATACAATATTAGATGGCGAGAGACCTGATACATTGTCGTACAAATTGTATGGGGATTCCACATACCACTGGACGTTCTTTCTAATGAATGAAAAGTTAAAAGTGGGAGGGTGGCCTCTAAAAACACAAACACTTGATGAAGTAATAAAACAGAATTATCCTCATTGGACAATTACTACAAAAGCGAATATTTCTAATTCATCATTTGTTCCAGGTAGTACTATTGAAGGAAACAGATCAGGTACAACAGGGACAATTGTTGAGGTTAATTTAGAGCTCGGTCAGCTCGTTGTTAATACTGTCGGGTATGAAATTCGCCGAACAAGCGATCTTAGCGACTACCCATCGTTTGAACTCCAGCAGGAAGCGGAGACAGGATTTTATTATCTCGATTTGACAGACATGCCGGCATGGGGTACAGGATACAGTGTCAATTCTGCTGTCGCTGTTTATACAGAGGACCCCACTGTAGATGTTCTCACACCTAAAGTAAATTATATTGAACGATTCAATTTACAAGGAAACAAACTGTACTTAAATGTAGATGCAGAGTCATTTACAGTACCTCTTTACGTAGACTTCTTTTATCAATTTCTGACGAATAGAAATTTTGACGCAACTGAATTTGTAACGTTGACGAATGTTGATACTCCCGAACTACCAAGTATACAGCTAGTAAGTGCGGTCGCTCAATACAACTCCGTCCATCACTATGAGGATGCTAACGGTATTTATTTTGACGTCGATCCGTTGCAACGGAATATTAGCGGACTGACACCCATTACATATTACAATCGAGCAGAAGCACGCAATGACGAATTGAAACAAATACGTGTCATTAAACCTGATTCTATAAATCAGGTGTTGAGTCAGTTTAAGCGATTCCTAAAAGTATAATGGCAACAGCAAGACCACAAGAGTATAAATTTGACCAAGCTGAGATCTTGTCTGCAGCTGGTACGGTCATTGATGTTCGGGGTGCTCTCAGTGAGTTAACAATCTTTGAGAACATAGAAAAGCCATACCTCACTGGTACAATACTCATCACTGATACACAAAACTTTATTGGTCAGATGGGGTTTACAGGCACTGAAAGATTCACAGTAACTATAAGTGATGGAAATACTACTGCGTTGACACAATCAAAGACGTTTGTTCTCACTAGCATCATCAGATCAGAAAAAACGAATGACTATACTACAGTGTATGCTATTCAAATGATTGAAGAGACAGCATTTATCAGTCACATAACAAAGATATCCCAAGCGTTTACTGGTAAGCCACTTGACATTATCGATAATATTCTTTCTGGGATGAAATCAGGTTATAGACTCGATAGATCTCAACTACAAGAAGAACCAATACAACAAGCTATAAGAGTAATCACACCATACATTACTCCACTGCAAGCAGTAGAGTGGATTAGAGATAGAGCAACAACAGAACAAGGTCATCCATACTTTACATATGGGTCATTGAAATCTCAATCTGTAGTCGTAAACAATCTTGCAAATATTCTTAGACTTGGTCCGTGGAACTCTGAACCTTTTGTATTTTCACAAGGTAGTACAAATAAAGAGATACCTGGTAGAGAAAATATATATGCAATTAATGGAATTAATAATCAGAACAACGATAACACGCTGAGCGCTATAATGAATGGTGCTGTGACAGCAAACTGGAATGTTTTAGATATTTTCCGTCAAAAGTTCAATTCTGATCAAGCTCGTAAATACAGTATAGAAAAGCTGTTACCTAACAACATTGTGTTCAACACTGACGATGTGATAAACGATAAACCGATTGGAACATATCCAGCAAAAGAATTTTATCATTTGGTTGCAACAGGCCTGTTTAGTGATGACATTGGAACATATCACATGGATAAAAGTTTAGACGACCTATCAACCAAAATAAACAATAAGGGGTTACGCAATGCGTTGTTGAAAAACATGATGGACATTGATGTTGCTGGTCTTCCCTTTTTGTTGTCTGCAACTGGTACTGTTGGAACTATGATGCGGATCAATATATTGAATAATGAGATTAATGATACAATAGATCCAAAGAGATCTGGCAACTATATTATTATGGCTATCCGTCACACGTTTGCAGAGATGAAGCATTCTGTTAATGCTACCGTCACTAAGTTGGTAGGCGATGAAGCTGATGCAGTTAAGATAGCGGGGTATGCAAATGGATAATTTTAAACCTCGTGCTATTCAATCTGAGTACTATGGGGACAACTGGCGATGGTGGGTAGGTGTTGTAGTGAATAACAACGACCCGCTTCAGTCAGGTAGACTACGCGTTCGTATCTTTGGTGTGCACAGTGAAGACCTCACGCTTGTGCCAGAGGAGTCTTTGCCTTGGGCGATCCCTATCATACCAACGACAGAAGATGGAGTATCCGGTCTTGGTAGATCGAGTAAGTTAAAGCCAGGTGCTATGGTGATGGGATATTTCTTGGATGGCACTCAATCACAGATGCCAATTATTATTGGATCTGTGCCAAGGTTTGCAGAACCAGCTCCAGGCCAATTAGGTATTGGTTCTAGATTCGGATCATCAAGTACGGCCCCCACTTTGAACGCTCCTCGCAATCAAAATACTAACGAAGGAGCTCAAAGCGCTCAAGGACAGTTTGTTTCAACTGCTGGTGCTGTTGGTGCAAACAATACTGAGAAGACGTTTAACTTTTTGTTAACTACTCGCTTGTCTCCAATACAAGCTGCTGCAATTGTAGGAAACTTATTAGTAACATCTAAGTTAGATCCCACACTAGCAGGCGGTGCGCAAGCCGAACAATATATTGGGATTGCCAAATGGACTGGGATCAACAGAGATACATATCTTGATTTTGCCAATCAACGCGGATTAGACTCTCGTATTTTGGAAACGCAGCTTCAATATCTGGCGTATGATTTTATGGAAGCGCAAGCGAGGTTATACCAGTTCACTAAATTCTCAACGACGAACAATCTGTCAAAAGCAACAGAAATATTTTTAAACTATTATCTTCGGAAACCTTCTACAGATTTAGCCAAACGAATCAGTGTGGCAAAAGATGTGCATGAAGCGTACAACAGAGCGTAGCTATGGCACTAACATTAGACACAGTTAATCAGGAAGTACAAAAATTATTCCGTACCACGGCATCAAGTGAATTAGATGCAAAGACGAAAGCTACAGTAGCAGCGGTAGCTGCGCGCCAACAATCTATATTTGAAAGAGCTGGTCAGACAAAGGGCGGGGTCAAGTCTTTAACACAAACAAAAGATGTTTCGTATGACGCTTTCGGCGACCCTGTTGATGCCACAGATAGCATATGTGAAATTACAAATGATGTCCCTGGTCTTTCAGCTGAATTGGTCGGCGATCCATCAGAATACCAAGATGATTTGAATGCAATCATTGGTTCATCAAATACTTCTACGACAATCACAAACGGTTCATTAAAGAAAATTATATCAGCTGGATCACCCCTTGCAGTTGCCACGGCACTAGGCGAAGTGACAGGTAAGTCGGCAGATGAAATACAAGCAGCATTACAAGATATATCGACACCAGACGCGTTAGATGCAATCAGCAGTTTAGAGCAAACAAAAAATGAAGGGATTGCAGTATCTTCTCAACTTGCTAATGTATTGCAAGAGACAGCAAATAACTTTGAAAATGTGGTTCGAACAATTGTTGGTGATCTTTTTGGCGATCTAACTATTACAATAGATCAGTCGCTTGCAAGAGTAATCAATAACTTAATTGATTTTAACAATCCACAAATATCAAGTCAGCTATCACTAAATGAAGTGTATAGATTTATTTCTGATGAGGATTATGGGGGGTTGACAACAAAGGTTTCTACAGTAACAAATCTAGATCCACAAACCGTAAATTCAACGCTAACTCCATTATCGTTGAATCCGTCTAAGGCAATCACAAGGTCAGTTTCAGCTGATATAGGTTCTAAATCGATACCGTGTTATGATATTGGATCAAATGAAAACAGTTGGAAGGGAGCAGAGACGCCTACCACTGGAACTCCTATCACAACAAGATCGGTCCAGTCTAGCACAACACCGACTACAAACAATTCTCAATTTAGTTTTGTATCCTCGCGCGAAGAACTTGCTGCAGAATTTGCTTCAGCAACAAGATTAATTACAGAAGTAGTGACACATTGGACAGGAACATATAACAACCAAGATATTGGTGCGGAAGATGTTCACGAGTGGCATAAACAGAGAGGGTGGAGCGGGATTGGATATCACTACATTATTAGACGTGATGGCAGAATTCAAAGAGGTCGACCAATCAACAAAACAGGTGCCCATGCTGGTGCAAATGGTCACAATAAGTATTCTATAGGAATTGCATTTGCAGCTGGATACAATTGTCCATCAGGTACAAAGAATCCAAACAAGTTTATTAGTGCAGACTCTATTACTCCGGCTCAGATGAAATCGTTTGAGATGTTCTTAGGAGCTTTTTATGATGAGTGGCCAGGCGGTCAGGTGTTTGGTCACGTCGATACAGATAATAAAGGGAAAGTCGATCCTGGCTTTGATGTTCAAGAATTTGCAAGAGCCAAGTATGGTAAGTCCAATGTTATCACAGATGGACAGAGCCCTCCTTTGTCACCTAAACAATTGGCGTTAGCCACACCAGGAACAGCAAGAGCATGACAACATTTAATGACGATTTAAAAGAGAGAGAAAATACTCTCGGTAAGGGACGCGTTCTTACCGATGGAGTAAACTCAACTGCATTTGGGGATCCCACAGGAGAGCATCCTAGATTTGAGTATCAGTACTCTTCTCCTGTTAACATTGGAGCGCGCACAAGCAAGATGCATAAGCTAGCGTTTGGTGGTGCGGCTTCGGGCGTACCAGCTTCTGCAACAGCTGCGCTTGGTAATCAATATCCTCTTAATGATGTCAGAGAGACAGTTTCTGGTCATGTGCTCGAGTTTAATGATACTCCTGGTGGAGAACGTATTCTAATAAAGCACAATAGTGGTTCTGGTGTAGAGATGCGTCCAGATGGCACTATTGTTGTTAGCGCACTAGGTAACAAAGTAGAAGTGTGTGGTGGTGACAATACTGTTATTGTCGAAGGTGATGCCAAGCTCGTTTACAAAGGTAACCTGACATTAGATGTTACTGGTGATCTTAACATCAACTGCATGGACTTTAATGTCAATGCTAAGGGTGATAAGAAAGAAGATATTGGTGGTTCATCAAAGAATACAGTATTTGGTAACTATAGTATGAAGACGTCTGGTCATAAAACTGAGACTGTTGCACAGACTGTAACCTACACATACCTAGGTAACACGTCATACAATATCAAGGGTACTTACAATACAGCTGTACAAGGTAATGTTGAATTGAATGCCAGTGGGTGTGTTTGTACAACAGCTGAGACAGAGATCATTACAACCACACCTAACCTAAACATGGCAGCCAAGAGTCTATCCGTGTTTGGTGATACAGGTACTGTTGGAGGTGAGAATGTTATCATGTACAACTATAACATGTACACCGGTCATTCGATTAATGCAGGTGATACTGTAACTGCACCTCAGCTACATTTTACAAGAGCAGATGGATCTGTCACACACTCTCATCTTGTTGGAGATGTGACAGGTAAAGCAGACAATGCGAACCAAGCAGACTTTGCTACAACCGCTGGGCAAGCGCCTACAGGAGTAGCAGGTTCTCCTGGTAGTAACACAGCTGCACCAGGGACTGCCTCCACGTCAGCAGACACAACAGCAACGGCTCTACCTACAGAGGCCAAGCTCACAGCTTATTTTAATTCATCTAAGGGTATCAAAGCTGTTACGGTTGATGCAGGAGACTTCTTATCTAATTCTCTCAAAGAGAAGAAGACAACAAAAGATGATATCAGAGCCCAGCTACGTGACCCAGCAAATTTCAACAATGCTGAGTTTGTCAGTCGAGCGATTGGTGCTGGTAAGCTCAATCCGAATTACCACATACAAGTGCCAAAAAATGGCTTTGGACGTATCCGTTCTGCTCAACCTGGCTGTGAAAGAGGCACAGTAGTTGCTGGTAACCAAGATCCGGCAAATGCAGCCCAAACATTTAAACGTCAAGAAGAGTTCCAAAGAAGAAACAGAACTCTTATTCCCGACGCTGCTTATAATGTCAACAATCAAACAGACATTACCATAAACACTAAACTGGCGCCAGGGATTACAATGGCCAAATTCCTTGGAGGTAAGTCACCAAGCAACTTTAAGAATTTGCCACCATCCCTCCGAAAACAACTTGCACGTAATTATTATTTGCACTCTCAAATTATTAAGTACGTAATGACTAGACCTGGACCTCAAGCGACTGACTTTGAAGATTACAGACTAGAAGTTGTAGAAGGGTTTTATCAACCAGCTCGTTATGGAGTACCTTCTGGCAACTCTTTGGCGACAGAGGTGTTAACTCCTAATAGTGCGTTAGATAAACGGAACAAAGGTACCCTTGTTGTTTATGAATTGATTGATCAATACGGCGAGCAAGACGCAGATGCTACTTTTGAGCTTGCTAGTTATTTAAGAGATAAGTGTAGCCACTTGTTTGACAAACTAACACTGGACTATGATGAGTATGATCCAGATGGTACTCTTAATATCCAGCTGATGATTGAAGTGCCAAATGTCTCTACCGATTATTCAATTAATTCTCAAGGGAAGGTCGAAACAATCTATAATGGCAAAGTGCAGGGAAAGAACTCTTTGATTGAAATTTTGCCAACTGATGGAGAGAAGCGAGTACAAGCTACTGTTCCAACAACTGAGACGACTGTAGACGAGTCTCGACTAATCAATCGGAGAGAAGCTGAACTTCGGGCTGCTTATGATACTGCACGGATTGCGTACGAAAACAATATCATTAGTATAGAATTGGAAGAAGCAAAAGATCAGGCCTATGCTGCTTGGATACAATATAAACAAGATAATAACCTCGTGTGACCATATAAATATTACAGTTAAGAAGGGTTATTAATGGCTACTGATCGCGCTTTATCGATAGAGGATAGAAAACTTGGTACAGCTACAGTTATTGGTTCAAGAACCAAACTGTACAAGGATATTGATTTGTCTTTTGCAAAGCAACCCAATGTAGGCGACATTTACAAGAAGTCTGATGCCGCGGCTGTCAAGCAGGCAATGCGCAACTTGTTATCAACAAATCATTTTGAGAAGCCATTTGAGCCTGATTTTGGCGCTGATATTCGGGCGTTGTTGTTCGAACTTGCTGATGATTTTACATCATATGAAATCAAAGAGAATATTAAAAACGCAGCATATGTCTACGAACCTCGAGCAGAGATTTTAGACATTAATGTTACTGTAAGACCAGACAACAACTCTGTGTCTGTTTCTGTCACATTCAAAGTTGTTAATTCTTTAGAAACAATAACAATTTCAACGGTAGTCAATAGGTTAAGATAATATGGCAACTACTATCAAGTCAACAGCATTAGACTTCAATTCAATTAAAAATAATCTAAAGACATTCTTACAAGAAAAAGAAGAGTTTACGGATTATAATTTTGAAGCTTCTGGATTATCTAATCTATTAGATGTATTGGCTTACAATACTCACTACAATGCGTTGATTGCCAACTTTGCATTGAATGAATCTTTTCTTAGTACAGCGCAGCTAAGAAGCTCGGTCGTGTCTTTATCAGAAGGAATTGGATATATTCCTAAGACCCAAACATCTGCCAGCGCTACTGTCACTCTTTCGATTAACACAGGAAACCTAGCTGGACGACCAGCAACGATCACATTGCCAGCAGGCACGACATTTACATCAACTGTCGATAGCGTAGTGTATACTTTTCAAACGAAGGAAGCTATTGTTGCCACGGATGATGGTAATGGTTACTATCAGTTCGAAACACAGGCCGGCGATGACAATATTGTAATCTATGAAGGTACAGCAAAGACAAAAAGTTTCTTTGTGGGGACAGATGCTGCGAATACAATCTATATTATTCCAGATGAAACAATGGATTCACAATCTGTTGTTGTAAAAGTATATGACACGGCAACATCAACGACGTACACAACTTACAACAATATTATTGATGCAACACTAATAGATGCTAATTCAACGCTATACATTCTGAAAGAATCGCCCAATGGATATTTTGAATTATCGTTTGGCGATGGATCAATTCTGGGACGGACGCCAACAGCTGGTAACAAAATTGTAGTTGAATATCTTTCAGCTGTTGGTGAAGATGCTAATCAAGCAGCAATCTTCAAGGCATCTAATAGAGTTGAGGTAACAGATGGTAATGATTACAATCTCAATGTTACAACTATATCAAATGCGGCCGGTGGTGCTGGTAAAGAAACGATAGAATCGATTAGAAAAAATGCACCGTTTCAATATGCATCACAAAACAGGATGGTAACAGCTGCAGACTATTCTGCTTTGGTTCTTAGAAACTTCTCATCATTAATCAAAGACATTAAGGCATGGGGAGGCGAAGATTCTCTTGATCCTGAATTTGGTGTTGTTTATATGTCTGTCGTCTTCAACGATAATGTTACTCAGGCTCAAATTGACAGCACAAAACTACAGATCCTTGATCTTGCAAGTCAGCTCTCAGTTGTTTCTTTTGATCTTAAGTTTGATGATCCTGTTGAGACTTTTATAGAGACAGGTATATTTTTCCAATTCAACCCTCGATTGACATCAGTCAACCTCAATGTTGTTCGTGCAGAAATTGACACAATTGTTGATACGTATTTTGCGAATAACACAGGTAAGTTCGAGAGAGCATTTCGTCGATCAAATTTGTTGACATTGATTGATGAGGTCAGTCCTGCTGTATTGTCGACCCGTGCAGAAATTAAAATGCAACAACGGTTTGTTCCATTAATTGATAATCTTAACAGCGTATCTCTTCGGTTCCCTTCTCCATTAGCTGAACCAGACGATAAAAATCATATTATTACTTCTTCTCCGTTTAAATATCAAGGACGGATTTGTAATATTAGAAATAGACTTAACAGTTCTACTCTAGAAGTAATTGTTATCGCTGATTTGTCGGTCGCGATCGACAATGTTGGCACATTTAATCCAACTACCGGCGTTGTTAGCATTGTTGGATTGAGACCGGAAGAATTGATTGGTGGGGAAGATTACATTAAGATTACTGTAACACCAGCAAATCAAAGTGCAGTTGCTCCAGTGCGAAATGATATTCTTAAGCACGACAAAGTAAACTCCTTTATTACACCTGTAGTAGTAGACGCATCTTACTAATATGGCGCACGTTACCCAAGACAAAACTCTAGTCGATAATAATCGACGGGACCTTTCATTCAGTGATAAGCACTCAATTCGTGAGGTGTTGCCTGAATACTTTGGCTCGACATATCCTAAGTTCCTTGCATTCCTGGAAGCATATTATCAATTCGAGCATGATCCAATTTCACCATCTCATCTAATCCATGAGTTGTTTGAAAGCAAGGATATTTCTGCAGCAGATGAAAAGCTGTTAAATTTCATTGAGGATGAATTGCTGCTCGGCGAGCAATATTTTCAAGGATTCCAAGATAAACGAGCAGCTGCAAAGGTCTCAAGTGTTCTCTATAGATCCAAGGGCACTTTGTTTTCTATGCAACAATTCTTCAGAATGTTCTATGGTTTAAATCCAGATATTGAATATACGAAGAAATATATTTTTACTGTCGGTCAATCAGAAATTGGTTCGGAGTCTGAACGATTTATTTTGAACGATAAACTGTATCAACAGTATGCTATCCTTATTAGAATTGGTATACCACTCAGCGAGTGGAAGGATACATACAAACTGTTTGTTCATCCGGCTGGATTGTATCTCGGTGCAGAAGTTCAACTTGCTGCCACAGGGGATGTAAATTTATTCGCGCCAACAGCCACACCTGACGAGGCACCCGCGATTGCTGTACACAGCACAGGAGCGTTGGTATCAACTACACTAACAGAGGTTTCTGGTTTGGTTGTTGCAAGAGGTGGTATCCATGGTGATACCTATGATGATGCATTAACAGATAGCGAGTATAGCGTGGTAAGAAGAGTTGAAGTTTCCACTAACTTTAAGGGTGAGCCAAACTACGGAGACCTTACAATTGAGCAATTGGATAGGACATACGATGATATTGGTGAGGCTGCAGGTAGAACATCTCCATCGTTCGATGAAGATTCTGCTGGTGTTGATTTCCGGGTTGCACGGCTCTCGTCTACGCTTGATACGTTTGACGAAGTTTATGTCCCAGTTTGGGATCCATTGGATAGACAGTTTGATAGTGATCTACCCATCGTATAAATATCAGTATAACTAATTAATAGGTTAGAACATGGCACGACAGAACATTAATATTGGCACATCAGCTAACGACGGTACAGGTGATACCTTACGTGTTGCTGGCCAAAAGATCAATCAGAACTTTGCTGAGATCTATGAGCAGCTAAGTGGGGATAGCGGTCAGCCTTCTACTAATATTCAAATTCAAGACACTACTATTAGAAGAACTCAGACTGCTTCTAACTATACCGATCTTGCATTTACAACCCCAACCGCTGCGCGTACAATCACATTTCCTAATGCTACTGGTACTGTTATCTTAAACGATACGACAGACACATTAGAAAATAAAACATTGCTGACGCCAGCAATGACACAACCAGAAATTAAGGATGCGGATTCTTCTCACAATTATGTTCTTGTTCCTGGGTCGTTGACGGCCAATACTAACCTAAACATTCCAACGTTGACAGACAGCGATACGATTGTTACACTTGCGACGCAACAGACTTTAACAAATAAGACTCTTACGTCTGCTACTCTTACAACTCCTATTGTTGATAGTTCTATTAATGATATCAATGGTGCAGAACTTATTAAAGTAACAGCCACAGCAAGTGCTGTTAACGAGGTTACTTTAGCCAACGCTGCTACGGGTAACGGTCCATCTCTAAGTGCTACAGGTTCAGATACTAATATTAATTTCAATGTTAATAGTAAAGGATCGGGTGCTGTTGAGGTTAACAAGTTGGCATTGAATCATCAAACACAAACAGCTGATGGAGCTGTTAGTGATAGTGCCTCTTTCGTAGTATTCAACAAAGGCTCAGCTCTTGCAGCAACCCTTGCTGATGGAACAACAACAGGAGAACTCAAGATTATGGCCAATGCTGGTGCAGGTCTAGTTACAGTTACTCCAACCAGCTTTGCTCCAGGCACATCGTTTAGCTTAGCACAAAACGGTTCAACACAAGTTATTTGGTCAGGCGCTAACTGGTTTATGGTTGGTGGTGCTGATTCAAGCAACGCTTACGTCACAATTACTGCATAATAGGATAAACAAATGGCAGCGACAATCACTGATAATTTAAAGAAACAGTTTATAAGTCAGACAATAGCTGATATTGAAAACGTCAGCAGTTACTACTATGCGGCAGTTGGTAAAAACGATCCATGGGATTCTGATCAGAATCCTACAACTCCTACCAACTCATTGCGTACCGCCAGACAAGCAAGGTATGCTGTTCAATCGTATAAATTAGTATCTGATGCATCCGCTGTTGTACCCCGTAGTAACTGGTCAACAGGTGCTGTATATTCGGGTTGGGATGATGCTGGTGTAGGCCATCCTACTAACAACTTCTATGTAATAACAGACGAGAACCAGGTGTATGTTTGTTTGCAGGGTGGTCGGAATGCCCAAGGACAGGCTGTCCCTTCCACTGTTCAACCAACAGGTACCGGCACAAGTCCGTTTTACACAGCTGATGGCTACATGTGGCGTTACTTGTATACTATTGGTGCATTATCTGCTTCCAAATTTCTAGCCGCAAACTTTATGCCAGTCCAAAGAATTGATAGTGCTGGCGCCGCAGATCCTGAGTCAGAAAGAAACCAAGTAATAAACCAGAACGCCGCTGTTGCAGGACAAATTATTGGTTATCGAGTTACAAATCAGGGCAGTGGTTATGAAACCGTTCCAGCTGTCACTGTTGTTGGTAATGGGACAGGTGCTACTGCAAGAGCGTTCATCGATGGCGGTGCGGTTGTAAAGATAGAAATTGATTCGAATGGATCTGGCAGTCCTGATATTGGATCAGGGTATGACTGGGCCTCTGTTTCTGTAGAAGCTCCGACTGGTGTGGGTGGTGTGACAGCAGTGATTCGGCCTGTAATTGGTCCGTCACAAGGCTTTGGTTATGATGCGCGAGATGACTTAAAAGCAAGCGCAATGATGCTTAATGTTAAGCCATCTGGAGCAGAAGATGATGACTGGATTATTACATCTGGCAACAGCTTCAGACAAGTTTCTTTGATTCGCAATCCTAAGAAATGGCAAGACGTAGATTCCGATTATACAAGCACCACAGGATCTGGTTTAAGATATCTATCACTATCGTCTGTTAGTACAACATTTCAACTAGGAACCTCAGGTGCACCCGCGATTATTGAAGGGGGCACATCTGGCGCTCGTGCTTATCTCGATGATGTGTATGACTCTGGTTCTACCCATTATCTGTATTTCCACCAAACAGAAACGACAGGATTCACAAAGTTTCAAGAGTCGGAAACAGTGACGGTCGATGGTGGTGTTGGTGAAGGCGTCACAGAGCTTGTCGCAACAGACGCAGACTCTGATGCGTATACTAGAGGCTCAATAGATCCATTCAGTGGTGAATTGCTGTACATAGATAATAGAGCTCCTATTCAACGTGCTGAAGAGCAGACAGAAGATATTAAAATTGTTATTCAACTATAAAGAGTAGAAAAGAATGGCTACAAGTTTCTCGAAAAATTTATTTGCATCTACCTATAAAGACGATTACGTTGATAGCGACAACTATCACCGTATTCTGTTTAACGCCGGCCGTGCTTTGCAGGCTCGTGAACTTACACAGATGCAAACGATTACACAGACAGAAATGTCTCGTTTGCTGCGACATCTGTTTAAAGATGGTAACCCTGTCAATTCGGGAAACATGACGTCTAACAATGAATATGAATTCATTAAGTTAGATACATCAATTAATCCTTACCCTACAGGAGCCGCTCTAACTACACTAAACTCAGGTAGTCAACGATTGACAAGTACTGAGGGTGTCATCGTAGAGGTGATTGAGAGCACAGCCTATGTTAGTGCAGCAGAGCCTGCAACGCTGTTTGTTCGCTATGTCAGTACCCAAGCAGAAACAGCTGGTAGCGAACCAATTAGAGTTACACCCGGTACTACATTGTCGGGAGGTGATTTTACATTTACTGTACAGACAACTAACACTCCATCCAATCCAGCTGTGGGACAAGGTACACGGTTTTCTATTGACGCTGGTGATTTTTATGTCAAGGAAAGATTAGTATTTACTGGTTCACAGAGTATTATCGTTTCCAAATATTCTAGTACTCCCAACGCAACTATCGGCTTGAAGGTAACAGAAAGCATTGTTACTACGGCAGATGACCCTAATTTGTTTGACAATCAAGGTGCAACACTAAACAGATCTGCGCCTGGTGCAGACCGTTACAGAATCCGTCTCACACTTGCTGTGATTGAGGACCTCACTGCAACCGACAACTACATCTATCTTGCTCAAATACGCAACGGAGTGAAGATAGACGAAAATGTAACTGGTGATGATTACAACATTCCTGAAAAATTGTTAGCTACTAGAACATTCGAAGAATCAGGTAACTACATTGCCAAGAATTTTATTCTTAAATTTGATACGAACGAAGATGACAATACAAAAGTTGATTTAGACATTAGTAATGGTGTAGCGTATGTTGATGGGTACAGAGCGTTTATTAATCTTCCAACGAAGTTTACAATTGATAAGCCACGAACAACTGAATTAACAACAGATGAAGCAATTAGTGCTTCGTATGGTTATTACTATATTGGTGTTGCTAGTTCAAACGCTGGTTTGCCTAATCCGTTCGAACAAGTAACGCTAAAGAGTGGATCTAATTTTACAGGGACCACTCTTGGTACTGCTTATGTTAGTGCCGTAGAAGAAAACAACGATGGTAACTTCCGAATTCATTTGTTTGGTGTGGAAAGAGAGTCTGGCGCGAACTTAGGCGGTTTGGCATCATTGGGCACAAGCACAACAAACTATATCAATATTCTTGCAGAAAACGACACTGCGGTTTTGAAAGAAGCAGCTGCGAGCTCATACTTATTTGATTTGCCAATCACACGACCACAAAGCGTCACTGGTGCAGATATTACTGTTCACCGCTATTTCGGATCAATCTCTGCTACAAGCAACCAAGTTCAATTAACTGGATTAACAGATGCAGATTGGACTAACACAACTGATTTTGTGTTTAGTAGAGACTCTGATGTTTCGTTCACGGCAACGCTTGCTAGTGGTGGTACGGCGGGTGATACGTTTGCAAACTTTAACATTGATACCGTAACAATAGACGATGGAACATTGTTAGAAGTTCATGGTTTTGTGTTGTTGACCAATGCCCAACCTAAGCAGAAAAGTCTTACAACTACTACAAGTACAATCACACCTGCAGGTAATGGTACTGTTAATTTAGGAAAAGCAGATGTTTACGATGTGTTAGCAATCAGAAGTGGCTCAGTTTCAGGAGCTGACATTTCTTCTCGTTATGAGTTTGACAATGGTCAAAGGGATACACATTATGATTTGGGTCAATTGAGACTCAAGCCAGGACAAACAGCACCAGCAGGTGATGTATATGTACAGTTCAGGTATTTCGAGCATTTGGCAGGTGGCCACTATTTTGCCGTAAACTCATATTCAGGACAGATTGACTATGAAGATATTCCTGACTATACAAAAGACGATGGTTCTACAGTCAATCTCAGAGATGTACTTGATTTCCGTTCTGTAAAGAGTCCGAGCGATGACTTTACAAGTGCAGGATCAATTCAATTTAGATTACCAAGAAATGCTCAGGCTGTACAAGCTGATGTGAAGTATTATCTTGGCAAGACATTGAGAATTGGTATTGATCAGAACAGTGCCGTTAGTGTTCTAGAGGGTGAACCTTCTCTTGTCCCTCAGTTACCAGCTAAACCAACAGGCACGTTGGATTTGTTCCATGTTCACATGAATCCATACATGTTAAATGATGGAGATTTGTTTACTAACCAGATTCGCGCACAACGATACACAATGCAAGATATCGATTTGCTCGAGCAACGGTTGTCAAAACTTGAAGAAGTCACTTCGCTATCTCTACTAGAGACTCAAACAGATAACTTACTGGTATTTGATTCCGCTGGTAATTCTCGTCTCAAGTCTGGTTTCTTTGTAGATAATTTCTACGATCATGCTCGTGCATTAACAACGAGTGCTGATTATCATGCCTCTATTGATCCTCAACAAGGGATTCTTAGACCGTCGTTTGTTGAACAAGAGCGCCGATTGAAGTTCGACTCGGACAATTCGACTAATGTTGTATTGAAGGGCGACAATGTTTATTTGTCATACACTCACTCAACATATCAAGATCAGCAGTTTGCAAGCGAATATATTAACATTAATCCTTATGCTGTTGTACGCAAAGAAGGTTTCATGGAACTTTCACCTACAACGGATAACTGGGTCGAACGTGACTATGTTGCCGACAATGTGATAGATGGCGGGGTCACAATCAGCAACAATGCTAGTTTTGGTTGGAATAATTGGTTGTGGAATTGGGCTGGTCAACTACAAGGTCAGGCAACATTTGGTGCTTCGGTTCAGAACGAATCAATAGAGCGACGTATTAGTCACAGAATGCGGGGATGGAGGACAGTAGTAGGCACGTTCCAAACAGCACGTATTACGTCTGATAGAGTTATTCGTAATACTGTCGGAGACAGATTATTAGATACCGCTTTTATTCCATTCATGCGTTCAAGAAAGGTGTATTTCAGGGCTTGGGGTCTAAAACCTAACCACAGAATGTTCCCATTCTTTGATAATGTGGATGTGTCGTCGTGGGTTAAAGTTGAATCGTATTCTCGTCACAGTCAAAACGACGAAGATTATGGTAACCGTTATAATGCTGCAACTCAGCACCCCGATACTCCAACATCTGAAATCATTACAGGTGCTGATGGTACGCTTGCTGGTTCATTCTTCATTCCGTCTACAGCCGCAAGAAGATTCAGAACTGGTACCCGCGAGTTCAAATTAATGGATATTAATGTAGCGCAAGATGACAACGCGCTATGTATTGCACGTGCGAACTTTACGTCAACGGGAGTTTTGGAAACTCGACAACGCGACATTGTTGCAACGAGACGGATTGTTATTGGAGGTGGTACTACCACAAGAGCTTGGTTGGTTGATCCTCTAGCTCAGACATTCTTTGTTCCTGAAACAGAGGGTGTGTATGTAACAAAGGTTGGTATCCACTTTGCTACTGTGGATTCAACAATTCCTGTGATTTGTCAAATTAGACCAACAGTGAATGGTGTTCCATCATCAACAGAAATTCTAGCGATGACACAGCAAGTGCCAACAGCGGTCCCTGCTGATCTAACTACAGCTTCTATGACAGATGTACAAGGACTAGAAACTGTATTTGAGTTTGACGAACCTGTTTATCTAACAGGTGGTAACGAGTACTCAATTGTGTTGATCGCTGATACAACGACGTACAATGTCTATGTATCGAAGGCTGGTGATTTCCAATTGAACACGACTGCAGCGAGAGTTGCTAAACAACCTTCTCTCGGTTCGTTGTTTAAGTCACAGAACGCTAGAACATGGACTCCTGATCAAGAACGTGATTTAATGTTTACTTTGTATAAAGCAAACTTTAGTACAAGCCAGGGTGTCGCTAGACTAGTGAATGTAACAACACCTCTTGAATTAATTCAAACGAACGAATTGTTGACCGACTCCGGAGACTCTGGTGTATACATTCCTCTAACAGGACATGGTTTTGTTGTTGGAGATACGGTTAACATTGCTGGGGCAGAAGCTGTTGGTGGTATATCAGCAGGCTCTATCAATGGCGTGAGAACAATTGAATCAGTCGATGGATACGGATTTAAGATCATAGCTGATTCTGCTGCAAACGCGACAGCGTTGGGTGGAGGAACCGCAGTACTAACTGAACGACAAGTAATGATGGACGTTGCTGTTCCGCTAGTCGAAACCCTCGTTCCTCCAAACACTACAATAAGATTTACAGGTAAATTCCTTTCTGGTGTTTCATTGACGTCGAATGATGGTCTAAGTGGGTACAATCAAGATACCTCATTCACACCAATTGTTATTAACGATAATAACATATTTAACACACCTAAAGTGATTGCATCAGAGCGGGTTGAGGCAGCGCAAGGGTTCGATGCCAACAATGGTAACAAGTCAGTTCAAATCAACGCTATTTTGAATTCTTCGAATAGCAATGTATCGCCTATGCTCGATATGCAGCGTTGCTCAATTCTTGCTGTCAACAATTTGATCGACAGACAGGCTGCAGCTGCAACGAGTGGATTCAATGTACCTAATACGTACATTGCAGAAACTTCACCATCAGGTGGTACTCATCTCGCTAAGCATATTACTCTTCCTGTCGCTCTAGAAAATCCTGCAACAGGCATTAAAGTTCTTTTGGCAGCAAACAGACCTAATGGTTCTTACGTTGACTTGTATTACAGAACTAATACAAGCCAAGACAGCGCGGAAGGTATCTTGTTTAACACTGAGTGGATTCTACAGGATACTATTTCTCCTGTAGCGACAGATGATAACATAACAGTGTTTAGAGAGTATGAGTATTTGATTGGAGGTGATAATGGCGATTTGACACCGTTTGATCAGATGCAATTTAAGATTGTAATGAAATCAACAAACAGTTCGAAGGTTCCACAAATTCGGGACTTCAGAGCAATTGCCTTGAGTACCTAATATGAAATCTTATCATGTGCCTGTGGAGAACAATCCCGGTCTCGTGCGCGACATGAGATCGGGTGCAATTGTTAGTATAAATAGTAATGATGAAATAGCAAGAGCTCAAAGAGTAAAACAAGCTCGAAGAGATCAAATTAAACAACAAGCACAGCTTCGTGAAGACGTTGACAACTTAAAGAATGATGTACAAGATATTAAGAGCTTGCTTACTAAATTAGTAGAGAAGTTGTAAATGGCCAAGACAATTGTCAATTCAAGCGATACCATTAATGTATGGAAAGAGAAGACTAACGATATCTCGACCGATCTAGGTGATATCGTTCAGCTCACTACGGATACTGACTCCGATGTAGTAGGAGCTATTAATAGTCTTGATTCTAATCTTGGTCCTCGTGAAAATCTAACGACAATAGATAAAACCAATGTCGTTACTGCAATCAACGAACATGATGCAGAGATTGGTGATAGTGCATTAGCGACAACAGCTCAGACTCTACGTGCTGCTATCAATGAGCTTGACTCTGATATTGGTGCTGAGCCAGCAACTAACTTAACAACCACAGCAAAGACTCTTACAGGTGCTATAAACGAGCACGAGACAGACATTGGCAACATGACGTTGACCGGTCTCACTGCTACTGATCTTTCAGCAGCTGCAAGAGAATTGCGTACAGAGCTTGGTGACGTAACAGCTCTCACAACAACAGAAAACACTAATACAGTAGGTGCTATTGTAGAAGTTGTTGACCGTGTTGATTCGCTAGATGGTCTTCTTGATCAAGCTGTATTAGTAGCATCTGATGTAGAATTCAATAGCGTTACAAACGGCCGGCAAGTTGTTGACAGCACAGGTGTAACCAACACCGGCGACTTTACTGTTGATGCAGCAACAAGTATTGTACTTGATGCAGACAACGCTACTGTTGAAATTGCTGATGACGGCACAACTCAATTTACATTTACTAATGACGGTACAAACAAAGAGATTGATGTACCAGCCGGTGATCTAACCGTTGATGTAGAAGGTGACATTAACTTAGATGCAAACGGAGGTGACGTCGCTCTAAAGGATGATGGTACACAGTATGGTGCATTTACCAACACATCGGGTAACCTAATTGTCAAGTCAGGCAGTACGACTGCCATGACATTTGATGGTGCTAATGTTACTACTGCTGGTACGGTTGCAACCGGTGGTAGTGTTACTGTTGGTGGTACAAACATCAACAGGACAGGCAGTCTAACACTCGATGTCTCTGCTAACATCAGCTTGGATGCTGATGGTGGCAACATCTATTTGAAGGATGGCGGTACCACAGTTATTACTGCTAACCTAACAGGCACTCCTAAGATCTTTACTGGTTCTGGCAACCTAGAAATTGAAGCGGCTGGCGACCTTCTTCTTGATGGAGACGGCGGTAATGTTATTGTCCAAGACAACGGCGATGAGCTTCTAAGATTTACAAACACATCAGCTGAACTGACTACATTTAAAGTTGAAAAAGACGAGCTTTTATTTGAGATAGGTGATAAAGCTACAGCAACAGGTGTAGCTACGTTCAAGGCTTATGGTGGTGAATTCCACTTCCATGATTCAACTACTCATGGTCTTGAGATGGATCTTAGTACTGATGCAGCTCGTATCAGAGCAAGCTATGGTAGACTAGATCTTGTATCGGATAGTTCTGATGTTAGGATTGATCCATTTAGTGGCAACGTTACGTTGTACAAAAATGGTGTATCGTATGCCACTCTAACAAGAAAATCTGCTGATAACAACCTTGAAGTTAAGTCTAATGGCCAAACGGTGTTTACTGTTTCTACTGGTACTCCAACAACGGAAAGAGATGTTACGTTCAATGGTAAGGTTTTTCTACCAAATGCAGATCTAACAGATTCGTTAGATGATAAACATCTCTCAGAAATACTCAACTTTTTGTTGACAAACATTCAGGATGCCGATGCATATGCTGGTACGCTATCCCTCAACACCGTCGCGACAAACCTAACAGCTGCTGTTAACGAGCTAGAGTCAGATTACATTGGTGGTGACATTGCTCAACTAACTACAACTGGTACCGATCTAATTTCTGCCATCAATGAACTTGATGGTGAAATCGGTACGCTGGCGAGCTTAAATACAGATGCACAAGGTTCGTTGGTTGCCGCAATCAACGAAGTTGATACAAATGCCAATACAGCAAATACAACAATTGGCACAATCTCAAGTTTTAATACAGCTTTCAAATCTGGCACAACTGTTGTCAGCAACGTCAATAATTTGTATACTACCCTCAATGGTCGCATTGGAACGCTGTCAAGTTTAAATACCACAGCACAATCAAATGCAGTTGCTGCTATCAATGAACTAAAAGCTAGAATTGATACAGACAGCGATCGTTTAACCACTCTTGATGGTACATCGGGCGCGGTTGGCGACCTTGATACAAAAGCGACGACAATAGTCGGGGCGATCAATGAGGTATTTAATAGAACAACAGATTCGGTAAGTGAGGGTTCGACAAATCAATACTTCACAGACGCCCGTGCAAGAGGTGCTGTTAGTGTAACAGATGCTGGTGGTGATGGCTCATTGAGTTATGATTCTGGTACCGGTGTATTTACTTACACTGGACCATCTGCTTCTGAAGTCAGGGCGCATATTTATGCTGGTGAGGGTCTTGATTTTCAATTTGGTATAATTAGTGGTGAAGATGCGACAAAGGATAACAAAGGTATTGCATCGTTTGACTCTGCCAACTTTACTGTTACAGATGGTCATGTCGAATTGTCGTTGAATGGTTTCTTGTTAGATGGTGATATAAGTACTCTTGCCGGCATTTCT